GCCAGTTATTCAGCAGCCTACTGTTAATATAAATCCCAATGCTACTGCGCCAGAGCGAGTGTTGTCTCGTTTTGAACGCGCAAAGCAATTGCGTCAGCCGTGGGTTTCTGAATACGAAGAGTGCTATGAGTATGCCCTGCCAAGCAGGGAAAGCTTTTACCAGCAAGCGCCGGGGCAGTCACGACTAGATAAAATCTTTGACGAGACTGCTATTGTCGGCGTTCAAGAGTTTGCTTCTCGCCTGCAAGCTGGTCTAATTCCTAACTATGCACGTTGGGCGCAGCTTGTTGCTGGTTCGGAAATCCCAGAGCAAGAACGTTCGGAAGTCGATAAAGCCCTAGAAGATGTAACTGAATATCTTTTCGAGATTATACAGAACAGTAACTTTGCCCAAGAGGCAAACGAAGCACTGCTTGATATGGCTTTGGGTACTGCTTGCATCCGTGTTGATGAAGGCGATGCTTTGAATCCAGTGGTGTTTACTGCTGTTCCGTTGCCTCAGCTTTATTTGGACTCTGGCCCGAACGACAAGCTTGATTCAATTTATCGGGAGCGCACGATACGTGCGTCAATGCTCAAGGTAGCATACCCAAATGCCAAACTGCCAGTGGATTTGATTCGTGAACTAGAGTCTGGATCAGATCGCCACATTACTGTGGTTGAAACTGTCTATCGTGATTGGTCTGAAAAGAACACTGAAGTTAATAAATTCTGTGTTGTTATTCCTGAAAGCCAATCCTTGATTGTCGAAGAGACTTACCGGGGTGCGGGTTCTAGTCCATACATTGCGTTCCGTTGGTCTAAAGCTGCTGGTGAAGTATGGGGGCGCGGCCCATTGCTTAACGCAATGCCTGCCGTAAAGACTACAAACCTTACTGTTCAAATGATTCTAGAGAATGCTCAGATGGCTATCTCTGGCATTTATACCGCAGAAGACGATGGCATTATCAACCCGTCAAACATTCGTTTGATACCGGGTACGATTATTCCCGTGGCTCCGGGAAGTTCTGGAATTAGGCCAGTCAATGCTGCTGGAAGTTTTGATGTGGCACAGTTGGTACTGTCGGATATGCGTTTGAATATCCGCAAGGCTTTGTATAACGAAATGCTTGGCAGTCCTAATACAACGCCGATGTCTGCTACTGAAGTGGCACAGCGTATGGCTGACTTGTCGCGTCAGATAGGCTCTGCCTTTGGCCGATTGCAGGCTGAGTTTGTTAACCCAATCCTTCGCCGTGTTCTTTATATCCTAAAGAAGCAGGGCCGCATTGAAATCCCTACTGTAAATGGTCGGGAAGTACAGGTTCGCTCAACAAGTCCATTGGCGCAGGCGCAAGCATTTGAAGATGTGAACGCCGTTAACCGATTCTTGGAATTGGTGCAGACTCGCTTTGGCCCACAAATGGTTAACTTGTATGTTAAGGGCGATCAAACTACACAATACCTAGCAGACAAATTTGGTGTGCCGGACAGCCTTATTCGTAATGAGGCGGAAAGAGCGGAGTTGGCACAGAATATAGCACAGATGGGGCAGAATGGCATCGACCCAACAAGTCTTGGGGGCTGACGGAGTACCCCGAAAGCCAGAAGAGGAAAAAGAACTAAATCAAATTATGGCCGCTACATTTAAGGGTAGGGCTGGCCGTAAGGTGATTGAGTATCTTAGGTCTATTACAATTGAGTATGTTGCAGGCCCGAACATTTCGGATACTGAGTTGCGTCATAGAGAAGGTATGCGTTACTTAGTTGGGATTATTGAAACTAGGATAAGTAAGGGGCAGAATAATGACTGAAGAAGTAAATCAAGAAGCTGCGGTTACTGAAGAAGCGGTGACAGAAAGTGTCACCTCTGAACGGCCAGAGTGGTTGCCTGAGAAATTTTGGGTAGATGACGCGCCCTCCTATGAGAACCTAGCCAAGTCTTATTCCGAACTGGAGAAGATGCGTGGCAATATGAAGGAGGCTGTCGCCCAAGAGTTTGAAGCGCAACGGATCGCTCAACGACCAGAGGCAGCAACAGATTACAAGTTGCCTGAATCTGAGAACTTAAACTCCGAACAACTAGCTGCTAGTCCTATTGTCGAATGGTGGCGCGGCTTTGCTCACGAGCAGGGATACAATCAGGAACAGTTTGAGAATGCGATTAACAACTACGCACAAGTAGAACTGTCGAGGATTGAGGAATCCTACAAACAAGAAATGGCTCAACTTGGTGAGGACGCTGAGGCACGTATCGAAGCTGTCAGTCTTTGGATGAACAACACCTTTGACGAAGCACAGCGAGAAGCACTTGCCGATGCTTGCACTAGCGCTTCTGGCGTTGCAGCCGTTGAGAAGATCATTGATATGCTCAAAGCAACGGGTAATGTTGATGAGGCCGCTTTTGAAAAGCCGCCAGAAGTTACCCGTGAAGAAGTAGAAAAGATGATGCAGGATCGTAGATACTGGCATCCGGCTGATCGTGACCCTGCTTTTGTAAAGAAGGTTGAGGACTTCTTTTCTAAGTCATTCGGTCAATGATTGTTAGGGAACTAGAAAGAGGTGACATTGCTTCGGTTATGAAACTAACCGAGGCGATGCACCAAGAGGCTCCGCACTATAAGGACTTTCCTTATTCCGAACAAAAAGTTTTAGCTTTAACGGAAGTTTTTTTAACCAATCCAGATTGGCTTTGCGTGGTTGCAGAGCATAATGAAAAGCTTGTTGGGTTCTTTGCGGTAACTATTATTCCAACATTCTTTGGCTACGATGATTTTGTAGAAGACATATCTCTTTACGTTTCCCCTGTTTCACGTGGAACAAGCGCGGCATTAAGAATGCTACGAATGGTAGAGGCGTGGGCGCTGGGCCGTGGGGCGAAGGCTATCCGCCTTGGCCTGACAACCGGGGTCAGGGTAGAAAATGGAGAAAGTTTCTTTCTCAAACTTGGTTACGAAGAAACAGGGAAACTGTTTACGAAATTAATTAGTCCATTGAAATTGGAGACAACTCATTAGATTTGTCGCAAAGGCCCGTTAATTGCGGACGAAGCCCGTAAGGATAACTTCAAGAAGCTAGGTACGGATAACCGACTGAACTCAACGTCAAATACAGGAGGCCATTATGGCACAAGATATTAATGACGCCTTTGTGAAGCAGTTTGAATCGGAAGTCCACATGGCTTATCAGCGCATGGGTTCCAAGCTGCGTAACACTGTGCGTTCCAAATCAAACATCAAGGGTGCAACCACCACGTTCCAAAAGGTTGGCACGGGTACTGCTGGCACAAAGTCACGTCACGGCAACGTTCCGCTGATGACCATCGACCACACCAACGTCGAATGTACGCTTGGCGACTACTATGCCGCTGACTACATCGACAAGCTTGACGAACTGAAGATCAACCACGACGAACGTATGGTTGTAACTCAGTCGGCTGCTGCTGCGATTGGTCGTAAGTCTGACGAACTCATTACCGATGTTCTCGACGGAGCAACTCAGGTTGTAACTGAGGGCGGTACTGACGGACTAACACTTGCTAAAATCGAAACAGTATTTGCTGCCTTCGGTGACAATGATGTTCCTGATGATGGTGAGCGTTACTTTATTGTTTCTCCTACTGCATGGACAGACCTTCTAGGCATCTCAGCGTTCTCTGACGCTGACTTTGTTGGTGCTGATGACCTTCCATACAAAGGTGGAATGGTGGCTCGCCGTTGGCTCGGCTTTATGTGGATGACCTTCTCAGGCCTCGACATTGCCTCCAACATCCGTAAAAACTTTGCATACCACCGCTCGGCTGTTGGCCTTGCTTCTGGTGCTGAAGTTTCAACTGAGCTTAACTACGTACCTGAGAAAGCAGCTCACCTTGCTACATCTATGATGTCACAAGGCGCTGTCTTGATCGACACCAATGGTGTGTACGAAGTACAAAGCTACGAGGCATAAGGAGAATAAACTATGGCTCTTGATTCCTCAAATCTCTGGAAGGTTACTGGTGGAACCAGCAGCCTTCACGTTTACCAATCCTCTGATGCAATTGCGTCTATCACTGCTTCTGGTTACTTTAATAACGTAACCAACAACCTAAAGCAGTTT